TAGAAATTCATTTATAGCACGTGTTACTCCATTCTTAGAAGGAATCCAACAAAAACAAGGATTGTATGCTTACAAAGTTGTTATGGATGATACAAACAATGGCCCAGCAGTAATTGATCAAAACCAATTAGTAGGTCAAATTTATATCCAACCAACGCGCACAGCTGAATTTATTTCATTAGATTTCATCTTAATGCCTACAGGAGCTGAATTTCCAGGATAAAAACTGAAAAATTAGATATTTATAACAAAATTAAAATAGAAAACAAATGGCAATTTTAAATCCAAACGAAATATTTTTTACAGCGTTTGAACCTAAACAATCCAATCGTTTTATCCTTTATATGGATGGTGTTCCATCGTATTTGGTAAAAGGAGTAGGAGCAGTATCTTTAACCCAAAACGCAGTTCCTCTTAACCATATCAATGTTCAACGTTATGTAAAAGGAAAAACTGTTTGGGATACTATCCAGTTCACATTATACGATGCAATTACACCTTCCGGTGCACAAGCAGTAATGGAATGGGTACGTTTAGGCCACGAATCAGTAACAGGCCGTGATGGTTACTCAGATTTCTATAAAAAAGATCTTACATTTAACGTTATTGGACCTGTAGGTGATATCGTTTCTGAATGGATTATTAAAGGAGCTGTTATTACTAACGCTACATTCGGTGAATATAACTGGGATGATGATGGAAGTATAGTTAACATACAAGTAACAGTCCAACCAGATTACTGTATCTTGAATTACTAAGAACAAAACAACAAAATATATGAAAGCTCCAAAAAAATTTGGGGCTTTTATTTTCTTTTAGTATATTTATAAACATATGAAACTAGATAGTTTACGTACATTAATTAAAGAGGAGCTTAGTAAGCGACTAAATGAGGATTACCAAGATAAGTTCAAAATGGTAGGTATGCTCATTACCAACATTAAGAAACGCCCTCAAAAAGAAATATTTTCCGATATCCGCTCAATCCCAGGTGTTACAGTAGCATCAGCAAAAGAACCTATGGAATATAGTGAACAAAATACAGAAAAATTTCAAACAGTATTAACTATTAAAGTAGATGGTCACCCATGGATTTCTACTAGTGGGTTTGACCGTTCGAAAATGGAAGATATCCGCAAAGCTATATTGAAAGTAGAAGGAGTATTATCATATAATGTAAATCCTGATAATATTTCTGCTCTTTAATATATTTATATAAGACAATTAAGTTATAACAAATAAAAATTATGGAAGAATTTAAATTACCAACTGAAATAGTTGAATTACCCTCTAAAGGTTTACTTTATCCTGAAGATTCTGAATTAGCAAAAGGTACCATTGAAATGAAATATATGACTGCTAAGGAAGAAGACATTCTTACCAACCAATCATATATCAAAAACGGTACTGTACTTGATAAATTACTTAAGTCACTAATTGTATCTAAAATTAACTTTGATGATCTATTAATTGGTGATAAAAACGCAATTATGGTTGCAGCCCGTATTCTAGGTTATGGCTCAGATTATTCTTTTGAATATAACGGAGAACCTCAGGCTATTGATTTATCAACTTTAGAAAATAAACCATTAAACAAAGAATTATTTTCATCTCGTGTAAATGAATTTACTTTTACACTTCCTAAATCAAAAAACACAATTACATTTAAACTTTTAACTCATAAAGACGAACAAGATATTAGTCGCGAATTAGAAGGTTTAAAGAAAATCAACAAAGACGCTTCCCCTGAACTTACAACTCGTTTAAAATATACAATTACCTCAGTTGAAGGTATCCGCGATAAAAAAGATGTTCGTAATTTTGTAGACAATTATTTACTTGCTCAAGATTCAAGAGCACTTCGTGAATATATTAAAGAAATACAACCAGATGTTGACTTAACCTTTTTTCCCAGTAACGGGGATGATAGAGTCAATATCCCAATTGGGATTAGCTTTTTTTGGCCTGACCTATGATAACATCCCGCTAGCTAGGGCATCTTTATTTAAACAAATACATCAAATAGTCTTTCATGGTAAAGGTGGATATGACTGGAATACCGTTTACAACATGCCTATTTGGCTTCGTCGGTTTACCTTTAATGAAATTCACAATTACTATGCTGAAGAAAAAGAAGCAGTAGCAGCCCATAAAAATAATAAAGGTACTAAAACAGTAATCAACCCAGATGGGACTATTCAATCCCCTGAACTATTCCAAAACTCACCATCTGCTAAAAAACCTATTAAATATGGGTAAAAGTGTTGACTTTCAATATTTATAACAAAATATTTAGATGCCTGGTCCCCAAATACAACCGGATAACGAATCTTTTAAAGAACAAAGAGATATCCTTAAAGAAATAAACGCTGAGTTAGGTAAACAAATCAACAGCGTAAGGGATGCATCTAAGGCCTATACAACTCTAGAAAATGTTGCTCGCCAACTTCAAAATAGTGAAGAGGATATCACTAAATTAAATGAAAAGCAATTAGAATCGTTAAAACAACGAACAAAAGAAGCTGTAAGAGAGCTTGCTGAATCTGCTAAAAGAATTCAACAAGAAAAAGGAATTAATGATCTTAACAATATTTCTAAAAAAATTAAAAAAGATCTTAGTTCCGAAGAACAAGCAATATTATCAGCGGCTCAACAAAAATTTGAAACTGAAGAAAAGTTTCTTAAAAATGTTGAAAATGAATTAGATACATATAAAAAAGTAAATAAACAACTAGGTATAATGGGTGGAGCCTTAAAGGGTTTATCCAAAATTCCAATTGTTGGAGATATATTTGATGCTGAACAAGCATTAGAAGCCGCTAGAGAAAAAACCAAAGAAACTAAAAGTGGAGTCCAAGGCATAGGAGCAGCCTTTAAAAACATAGGCACCCAGATAAAAGAAGGAATGCTTAATCCTTCAAACATGGTTTTAGGAGCCATAACATTTTTAGTTGATACCTTTAAAACTTTAGATAAATCTGCTGGTGAATTTGCTAAGTCACAAAATATGACTTATCAAGATGCCCTAAAAGCTAGAGAATCTTATAGCTCTATGGCTCGTTCTTCTATGGATACGTCATTAAATGCTAGAAATTTAATGGAAACCCAAACAGCTATAGGGGAACAATTAGGTACAAATGCTAAATTAAACGAAGCCGATTTAAAAACATTTACAAAATTAAGAGAACAAGCTGGCTATACTAATGAAGAATTAATGGGTATCCAGCAACTTTCTTTAGTAAATGGAAAATCATTAGCACAAAATACAAAAGAAATATTAGGTGGAGCTAAAGCTTTTGCTGCCCGAAATAAGCTTGTTGTAAATGAAAAACAAGTTTTAAAAGAAGTATCTAAAGCATCTGCAGCTTTAAAATTAAGTTTAGGAGGTAGCACAAAAGCGGTTGCTGAAGCTGTAGTACAAGCTAAAAAATTCGGTTTAACTTTAGAACAAACCGAAAAAATGTCCCAAAGTTTACTTAATTTTGAAGATTCTATTGAATCCGAATTAAGTGCTGAATTGCTTACTGGTAAAGATTTAAATCTTGAAAGAGCAAGAGGTTTAGCTTTAAATGGAAAAACCGCTGAAGCTGCCGCTGAAATAGCATCCCAAGTAGGATCATCAGCTGAATTTGGCAAGATGAATGTAATTCAACAAGAAGCAATAGCTAAAGCTATTGGGATGGAACGAGATGAACTCGCTAAATCATTAATTGATAAAGAAGCACTTGCCAAAATCGGATTTAAAGATGCTGAAGCTGCTAAAGCAAAATATGATGAATTAAGAAAAACAATGACTGCTGAGGAAGCAGCTGCTGAATTAGGAGATAAAGAATTAGCTAAACAATACGAACAACAATCTAATGCTGAAAAATTTGCTCAAACTATGGAGCATGTTAAAGAAATATTCATCAGCATTGTTGATGGTCCTCTAGGACAAATTTTAACTCTTATATCAAATGTATTAAGCAGTTCCACAGCCCTATACTCTATTTTAGGAGGTTTAGGAGGCCTCATGATTGCTAAACTAATCCCAGCATTTGGAAAGTTAGGAGCTTTAATGAGACTTGCTAAAATGCAAGGAATAGGAGCTGCTATAGTATCTATTATAAAAGGTGCTTGGGAATCATTAGGTGGTCTTCCTGTAGTAGGTCCTGTATTAGCAGGAGCTGCAATTGCTGGAGGTATAGCTTTAGTAAATAGCTATAAAGCAGACGATATGGTTTCTCCATCTCCTGGGGGTGGAGGTTATGGTAAAAGAACCCTTTTTGGCCCAGAAGGAGCTATCCAATTTAACGATAAAGACACAATTGTAGCAGGAACTGATTTAGGTGGTGGAAAAAAACAAAGTACCCCAACATCCTCTGGAGTTGATATGTCAGCTGTCGTAAACGCAATCTCTGAGTTACGCCGTGATGTAAACGCTTTAGCTAATCGACCGGTGAATGTATCGATTGATGGTAAAAAAGTAATTGAAGCAACCACAGGTAACCAACCCAATACCGTAGGAGATGAAAGTAGAAAAAATAGCTACCAAATGTCATAACATATAATATTTATAATAAAATAATTAATCATGGGAATCTTAACTAAATTAACTACTGAAGGATCTATATTAAGTGCACACGATGGAAATAACCCAACAGTTAATCCACTTGCAACACAGCAATCAAAATTACATGCTGATGGTAATGCACCTGGATATTCATTGAATGGAGCTAACGCTAGTACAGTAACTACTCAATATAATGGGTACGAAGATGGAACACCAAACCAAATTCCACTTCCTTCACAATTAGACTTGAATGGTGTTACTCCACCACAGTACTTAAACAACTTACCTCAATAAAAACATTGAATGGGTCTTTTAATCAAATTAAATAATGGGGACACCCAATTTAAATCTCTCAAGTTTGGTAAAGACCGACCTGGAGGGGGGGATAGTAAACAACCATACATTAAAAACCCAATAAAAGAGGATTTTAAAAATCCTGCGTTTTACAATGATTTTATAATACGTGGTGGGATTTTAGCTCCAACATCAGCTGCTGAAGATGTAACTCGTTTAACGAAATATTTTACTGACATTAGTAACCCAAGTGGTTTACTATTTGCAGCCAAACAAAATATACTATCTCGTGTAGGAGTTAAAACAGAAGCCAATCAACCTACCCCAGCATATTTGGGTGGAGCATTAAATGAAGGTGTTTATTTACCTACTTCAACATTAGCTCAAGCTTTAGTAGGTTTTGCTGGTACTACACTGAATAAACAAGGTATTGACCCTACAGGTCTAATTCCCGGTTTAGCTATTAGAAAATACCAAGAAGCAGTTTATCAAAGGAATGAAAATCAAACAGTTGAATCTGCCGTTCCTAAATCTGTTCAAAGAAAAGTTGATAAGATCAATCAAAATATTCTTAAAAAACAGAATTTTATCGATAACCCATCTTCTAAACCTAACCCACTTTCCATTTTAAGCTCAAACCCAGATTCTCTTTGGTCTAAATTTAAAGAAAACCGCCTTAATGTTAAAATTAATAATTTAGAAGAGGATGTAGAAGGTTTACAAGAAGATTTAACTTCAATTATTGGCGGTAAGTTTTCAAACCGTTTACTTAAATTTTGGAATAAATTCGGACTCAATCCAAACAATGAAGATCAAATAAACAATAACCCTGTATTATTCTCATATGGTGGAGGACCAGGAAGCGCATTAGGTTTTTCAAGAACCAAAATTAAATTTGCAACATCCAATGATGGAATAACTCCATTAAGAACTGGGTGGGTTATGAATGATCCATATGTTGGTAAATATCTTAATTATTCTCCTGGAAATTCAATAACATATGGATTAGATCCGATATTTGATGGAAAGCAATTATACTCTAGTGTATTCAAACAATACCAAAAGTTTAATCCTACAGTAACTGAAGAACAATACTTTGGAAAGACGGAATATTTTTTAAATTATAATGGAAAAGATAACATTCAACCTTGGCTATCTCAACCAGTAAATAATCCACCATTTGCTACTTGGAATCAATCCCAATTTAATGCGCAATCATCTAACATTGATTCAACTACCCTTAAAGATTTCCGTGAAGCATTAAGCCCAACAGAAAAACCACAATATACTTTTTTAAGTCTAGCACCCAACTACCAAACCCAAAATATTGAAGATAAAAGAAATCTAGGAAACCCAGGCAAAAAAGGAAATATTTCAAGCTATACCTCAGGAAAAAAAGACCTAACCACAAACCAACCATTAGGCCCAGTAGATAAAGTAAACGCTTCATATATTTACAAAGCTAATACAAACACAGGAGATCAAGGTTCTCGTTATTACTCCGGAAATCCAGAAAGTGATGATAATCCATACACTGATATTATTCCTTTCTATATTGCCATATTAAATAATGATTCTCAAACTGGAGGAACCTATAAAAAATACATGCACTTTAGAGCATTTATTGATTCCTTCTCGGATTCATATGATGCTGACTGGAAAACTATAGAATATATGGGTCGTGCTGAAAAATTCTATAAATACAATAGTTTTGATAGAAAAATTTCTATGGCCTTTACAATTGTAGCTCAATCTCGAGAAGAGATAACAGCTATGTACGATAAGTTAAACTTCCTTGCCTCCTCACTAGCTCCTGAGTATCTTGACAGCTACACTTCAGGATATATGGCAGGAAACATAGCATACATTACTTTAGGAGACTACCTCCATGAACAACCAGGAATTATTACGTCTCTTACGTTTGATGTTCCTGAAGAAGCAACATGGGAAATAGGAATAAATGATAAAGGAGGTAACTTACCTAAATCAGACGTAAGAAAAGTTCCTCACATGATTAAAGTATCTGGAATTAATTTCATACCACTTCATAAATTTAGACCTGAAAAACAAAACTTTAAAAATGATAAACTAGGTACAGACAGTACTAGATTATTAAATACTGGTAAACAAAGATATATTGATCAAAAACGTCCTGAAATAACTAATTACGATAGACAAGCTCAAAAGAAATTTGCACAAGATGAAGCTGCAGCCGCAGCCGCAGCTCTTGCTGAACAACAAAGAATAGCACTTCAAAATAATGTTACAACTGGTATTTTAGTAGATAATCCTACACCAACAGGTATAAGTTCTGTTGTTGCTGGTGGTGCCGAAGTTACAGGATTGAATGTTTCAAGTCCATTTTAATTAAAAATATTAAAATATGAATAGATACTCTCAAACTCCAATAACAAAGACTAAAGAAAATACTAGTTTAAGATATGCTAATGTTAAATATCCTAATATTCCTTTAGATTCTCAAGATGTATACGTTTATGCATCCGCTGGAGATCGTTATGATGTTATCGCTCAATCATACTATAGTGATTCACGTTTGTGGTGGATTATAAACCGAGCAAACCCCAACCAACCAAACGATTCTCTTTACCCAACCGCAGGATCTCAACTCCGCATCCCGGCATTTAACAGAGTTTCAAGTATACTAGCTCAATACATTGCGCTAAATCAATCAATATAAAGTTATGGCTATTATAGGAGAAGAATTACAAGGATATGTTATAGATCAAATCAACTCTCGACAAAAACTTCACGGAAGTGGAGCAGGAACCGATTTATCTAATGTTAGAAGTGACCAACAAATTAATTTGTTGAACTCAAATACTTCTTGGGTTAAACTTGCTTCCGGAATTTCAGTATCTGAAGATAGACTTAGAGAAATTGATGTGGATCCTTCTTTAAGTGGAATGGGTTTAGCTAAACGATATATTTTATCTGCAGGATTTTCTAGGCTTGAAGGAGAAAGACTTCAACAAAGAGAAGGTTTTTTACCTCAACAACCCGATAGTTCTTATACCTATGGAACATATGGATATTCCCCCATGCCTGGTATAGAAAGTGTAGATGTAAAGGCTTTAAATAGAGGTTCCTTGAAAAAGGCAACCGTTAAAATGAAGGCCAACAACAAACAACAATTTGATATTCTAGATGTGTTATATATGCGTTTAGGATATACTGTTCTTTTAGAATGGGGTAATAGCCTTTACACGCCAGATGGCGTTACTAGAGAAATAGTTAGAGGAACTTTAGTAGAAGACCCTAAACGTTTTTTTAGTTCGGGATATGGAAGTAAAAAATCATATAGAGATATTTTAGGACCTATAGAATTTTATAAAAGAAAATATGCATGTAACTATGATGCTCTTTTAGGTAAAGTATCCAATTTTAGCTGGGCTTTTAATACTGATGGTTCCTATGATATAGAAATTACTATCATAAGTCTAGGAGATGTAGTAGAATCCCTTAAACTTAACATTTCATCAGATAAATCTCTTACTCAATTTGTAGTTAATACAACTGCTACTTCATTAGGTACATTCCCTAGCAGTGGAGGTGGTGATGGTGGTAGTAACTCGGGTGGAGATAAAACAAATGTTAAAAAAGCATTAAAATATCTCATCATTAACAAAAATATAGAATCCCCTAAAGCTATAGGAATTATAGCCGCAATCATGGGTGAATCAGGTCCATATTTAAATCCAAACGCTTTGAATTCTTCATCAAAAGCTTATGGAATAGCTCAATGGTTAGGTAAACGTAAAAATAATCTTCAAAAAGTTGCAACTTCTTTAAGTCAAAATCAAAGTTCCTTTTTAGCTCAACTTGAATTTTTGTATCGTGAGTTAACTCCTGGTACTGGTTATACTGATACCATAGCAGATGGGTATATTAAAAAAAGTGTTAGTAAAGAAGAAACATTAGCGGCTATGACTATTTTTGAAAGATGGGGCTATATAGTAGGTTTATATAAAACGTTAGGTGGCTATGATAAAGTATATGAAAGAGTTCTCCAAGAAATTAAAAGTGGCTCTAGCCCCGATAAATCTCTGCAAACTCGTATCAACTACTTAGCCGTAGTAAGAGATGAATGGGAATCAGGAGATTGGAAAAATGCTTCAATTTAAAATAAAGGATAATGGCTGAAGAACAAGAAGGTTTAGTAGATCAAGAAACCCCCGATGTTATAGAAGATAACAAGGATGCCAACGCCGTTGCTTCTATGTTATGGGTATGGAAATGGGTTAATAGAGAACGTTTAAAATATGAAAATTATAACGATAGTCTTTATTTAAAATTACCTGTTGTAGGAGATAAATTTGTAGGAGGTTTTCTTGAAACCTCAGGAGATACTCTTTCAAATGTTATTAAAACTTACAGATTTTATTATGTAGTTCCTACATTCGGGGATAAAGAAGTAGCCGACTTTAATCCCGATGAAGCTAGTAAATATGATGACATATATGAATCATATAGTAAAGATGAAGCTAAAGAAAAAAAAGAAGCTAAATTAAAAGAACTAACTAAAAAATTAGAAGAGAGTAGTTTAAAAGAAGTTGCTGAAAATACCCAAGGCACAGGAAGACCCCCCAGCACATTCGAAGTAGAAGTTAGAGTCGATTCAGTAACATCTCAAAAAATTACAACAGAAAGTCCTATTAAGGGATTTGATAAAGAAGATGCATGTTGGATCAATACTGAACCTACCCAATACTACTTAAGATTTGGTGCTTTATTAGATTATATTGCTGATAATATTATTCCAAAAATAGACACTGCTGAATCCAATTATTTTAAAAAACCATCTTTATTTAGAATAAATCGTGATAAATATTCTAATTTTATGTATTCATTACCTAATCAAATTTCTTTAGATCCAAGAGTTTGTATAGTACGTAATGATAAATTTACCAAAACCTCAGGAATAGCCTCAGTTTTTTCTGCTTTAAAACCATTTAGATCAGATGACTATTCATCCAAACCAAACCCCAATAAAGCATATCCTATGAATATTTATTTGAATTTTGCGTTCATTATAGAATGTTTAAATTCAAATACAGATGATCGTGGAGATATTAGCATTTATAATTTTTTAAAAGCTATATGTGATGGTTTAAATAAAGCTTTAGGAGGGATAAATAACCTAGAACCTATAATGGATGAAGAAGTAAATACTCTACGCATTATAGATACTACCCCTATCCCAGGAGTTTCAACAGGTGAACCTAAATATGTCCTTCAATTGTATGGATACGACAAATTAAAAAATGGTTATCGAGGAACATTTGTTAGAAAGGTTGACCTTAAAACAGCAATAACCCCAGAATATGCTACTATGATTACAGTAGGAGCAACTGCAGGAGGATATGTTAAAGGGACAGATGCTACAGCATTTGCTAAATGGAACGTAGGTTTAATAGATAGATTTAAAGAAAACCTCCTTCCTGGAAACGAAAATTCTGCTCCTGAAAATGGTATAGATGAAGCTGTAATTAACTATACTGATAAATTTTTATCCTCTAGAAAATTCACCCAATGCTACGGATTTTCAGGTAATCTAATGGAAGAGGGTGATAAAAATTTAAAAATATCAACAGACGCTATAGAAAGTAACTTATCTGTAGTTACAGAATATTACAAATACCTTATTTCATCCCAGAAAAACCAACAAGGTGGTACTATTGGTTTTATTCCATTTAAGATTAACTTTTCTATGGATGGAATTTCCGGGATTAAGATATATAATAAATTACATGTTGATACAAGATTTCTACCTAAAGCATATGGAAAAGAATTAGATCTTATAGTAACAGGAGTATCTCATCGTTTATCATCAAACGATTGGGAAACTGATGTTGAAGCAACTGTTATCCCTAAAACAAACCAACTCCAAGATTTAGTTATTACTACTGAAACTGTAGTAAATAGTATCGCTGAAGGAACTAGTGCTTCCTCTGGAAAATCTAACCCATCAGGATATGGTGATCAATATGGTGTTTGTGGTACCCCTGAAAAATACGATGTATCTAAAATTAATTCTAATTCTGCAGTAGATGCTGCTCAAGCTAAAAAATTACTTAGTAAAGTTATTCAAAAAGTAGTACTAGATACTAATGGATCCTCTCGAAGCGTTTGTGCTGCATATGTTAAACGCATTGTTAAAAAATACTTTGAATATTATAACAAACCAACCGTAAAACTTTCTAGTATTGAATCTTGGAAACAATCCTCAGTTAGTGTAGGTGGGTCCCATGCTAAAAACAAAAATACACACGATTGGTTAATAACCTCTTTTGGATATAAACGAATAGTTTTAGGTAAAAATTTACCTACATCTGAAGCTAGAAGACTCATTAATTCCGTAAATTACAATATTGGAGATGTAGTTTCATATTGGGATCATAGTGGAAGTGATAAAGGAAAACAAAAATATGGCCACATTCAAATTTATGAAGGTGGTGGTTCTTGGAGATCTGATTTTAAACACGGTTCATTTGTTTATGGAGATGGAGCAGGTTGTTGGGATGTCGTATATTTACAAGCACCAAATAAAAAGGAACCTAAACTAGAAAACTAATGTACTATCCTAAGTCTCAAATAAAAACTAATTTATACTCCAATGGAGGTGACTATATTCTTTCCACTACCCAGGAAGCATATAAGGGATATTACTACTTAACCTCTACCGGAAAAACATACACTGGAAAGACTCCTCAAGACGGTCCTAATGTTTTATTGCAAAAAGCAGTTAATGTAACTCAACCTACAGAAGCTACTGAAGAAGATCCTATAATCTATGCTTTAGATGCTGGAAAAGAAGGTGATAATCTTCTCTATGAATTTGATACTAATCAATACTTTGACCTTACCAACCAAAGCAATTCAGCTACATTCAAATTTGTACCTACTTTTAATTTAACTTTACCTACTGCTGCAGAACAACTTAATGGAGAATTTTATAGATATTTCTGTAAGAAAAATAACGAAACAAAATATTTAGAAATTAACCGAGATACATTTTTAAAACTCCAAAACAAAGACTCTAGAATAGAATGGACCCTTTACACACCCGTTTCTATCTTATGGCAAATTAGAGGAGAACAATCTAATGTATTTAATTCAAATAAAGCGTCTGTAAAGGCCATTGAACAAAATCTTCAATGGTATGGTTTCTCCCAATTCTTTAAAGAAGAATATCTTAAATACTACGCAGGCCAATAAAATATTACTTGGGATCCTAAAAATAAGTTAGTATCTTTACAGCATGTACTGGCTGATAGAAGATCCTAAACATATTGAATTACTCGCAAGTTTAAAACATGACGTTGCTTATGTTGATGTAATACCTACATCACATAATTTACATGCTGTTGAAAACGATGTGTGTGCCATTTATATTAGGCCAAAACACGATACAAAGGGATATATCATTCCAATAAACCATAGCGAAACAATAAACTTTGATTTAGAGGAAGTAAAAAAAGTATTAAACAGTATTGAAAATATTTATGTAAGGGATAGAAAAGAATTTTTACATTATTTCCCTATCAAGCACTGTTACCAACCACCACCCTCCCCCCATACGTATATACCTCAATTAACACAAGCTCACACACAGTTATACAACAGGTATCCGGAGATACAAAATCTAAATACAATTGTACCGATCGTAAAACACTATGAGGTATGTGAGCAAAACTTTGCAAACTACGAAAAAATAAGATTAAATCCGTTCTACAATAAGGCGGCATTGGTGTTCAATCAACTAGAACGAGCGGGTATAAAAGTGGACCAATCGTTATTTGAGCAATACTATGGTAGAGAAACAAACGAGTTTATTTACACGCACTATAACCTCAACACATTAACAACAAGACCCTCAAATACTTTTAATAATATAAATTTTTCAGCTTTAGACAAAAACAATGGAGAAAGAGAATGTTTTATACCGCGCAACGATGCGTTTATCGAGATGGATATTTCTGCTTATCACCCTACCCTTCTTGCTAATTTACTTGACTACACTTTTGACAGTAGTGATATTCATGGGAGTTTTGCTACAATGTATGATGTGGATTACGCCAAGGCAAAAGAGATCACATTTAAGCAACTATATGGAGGGGTTTGGAAAGAATATAGGGAACTCCCCTTCTTTAAAAAAGTAGTAGCATATACGGACGATTTGTGGGAAACATTTAATTATGGGGGACATATCAAATGTCCAATTTCAAATTATGAGTTCTCTCAAAAAGAACTGGAAAATATGAACCCACAAAAGTTGTTGAATTACGTGTTACAAAACTTGGAGACCGCAAATAATGTTAATATATTGTATGAAATATTTAAGATATTGCGAGGGAAAAATACTAAACTCGTGCTATATGTTTACGATTCGTTTTTGTTTGATTATGATAAAAGTGAACCGGATGTAATGCTTAAAATATTAGGAATATTTAACAAGTACAATTTACAAGTAAAAACTAAAAAAGGCACAAATTACGCCAATATAAAATAAAAGTTATGTATAGCACTTTGGAACAACCCCGTCATATGTATAATCAATTCGACTACGATTTTACATTTGATACGTTATTAATGAACAATA